AGGATTGTCTTTTAAGAATTGCTTAGCAACACCTAATACAAAGAAAGTCTTCCCAGTTGCAGATTCACCTGCAAAGGCAGTTATTTTATTATTAGGTATTCCACCAAATATAGAACCAGACATTACAGCATTAAGCATATAGCTGCCTGAATCTATTGTACCAGCATATTCAGCAGCACCCTTACCATCACCCATTATAGATGTATCTTCATCTTTCATATCATCTACTAAATTACGAAAAAAGTCACTCATAGCGATCACTCCACTGTTATAATATCTTATTGTATATCTAAATGATAGTCAGGTCAACTAGCTTTTATATAATATTGTTAACTTATCTCTAAACTGTTCAACTTTATTATGACGACCTGGCCAATAGATATATTCTTTTTCTGGGTTCTTTTGAAGGTTGTTCAAAAGTGGTATCACAGCATTATACATCTTATCCATTTTAGCTTGTATACTCTTTGTTTCAGCAACTGCTGTTGCAGCTCCTGATGATGTTTGTTGAAGTTTTGATTCTACTTTTGTAACTGCTTCTAATTCATTTTCGTCTACAATTGAAAATCCAAAATCAAAATCATCTAAACTCATTTCTGTCTTCGTTACCATTTTCTTCTCCTATGTCCAAAAATCTTCTAGTGTTAACATATGCTCTACTTTCCACTCAGCAGCGTCTGCTACTGTCTTTATAGGATCTAAGAAAGATTTACTGAACTGTTTCTCGTAGTCTATATATTTATCCAGACCAAATTGCTTAGGCAGTGTACTTGGTACAGATATTACATGTTCTCTTGAAGGATTAGGTAATTTAAGATATGCAAATTTTATCTTATCACCTTGATTTACTAAATCATACTTTCCTATTAAATTATGATCTAATAGCATATTATTAAATGTTATAGATCCTCTAACATGAATAGGACACCCCTTTTTAATGAGAAACCTGTTTTGCGAGATTTCTTGCCATTTAGCAAGATTTGATACTCCTCGAGGAAAAGCTATATCTTCAAACGGTAGAGCAAAAAACTCTTTTCTAAAGTTCTCTATAAACTCTATAAAGCGAGCTTCATTCTCGTTCAGCAATATCCTCAGCGCAGATTTCATTGCCACCCTACAGAAGTTTGGAGTCGACGACCTAACCACTTCAAGACCCATCACCTTCTGTTGAGGTACTTTATATCTAAAGCCTTCCATGTCCCATACGTTAAGAGCATAATGCTTCTTGGATGTCCACACACCTCTATCAGCTATCACTTCTCTCTTCATTACCATTCGTTGTGCATATGCATTAGTATACTTTGCAAGTTCAGCATACCATTTATTAATTAGAGGTTCAAAGGTATCGGTAGTGAAGTTGTGTAGTTGTTCAACACCTCTCTCTGGTTCAGTGACCAGGTCCTTCATAGATACATAAACAGAATCAGTATCAATAGCTACTACATAATCTTTACCATCAGTTTTAAGTTTAACATTCATCCATTCATTAATCTTCTTCTCTATCCAACGAATAGAAAGCTGACCAGATGCTGTAATAGATTCAGCATACTCTAACTTGAACCATCTAAAGAATGGATTAGCAAGAGCACCATAAGCAGAGTTAAGTTGAATCTTCTTAGCCATCTGCATGTTATCACATCTTGATATCTCATTCTCATCACCAGACTTTTTAGCTTCATTTAATTTATTCTTCCACACTACACGATCAGCATATGTCTTTTCCATTAGTGTAGGTAGAAAGCCTCTAAAGTCTTTAGTATACATTGCACCAGAGCCACCAATTGTATTGTCCTCTGGGTTGTCTATATTATCATATGCACCATCAAGTATCTCATCAATTGACTGATCACATGCAGCATCAGATGTTCTTGCTGAATGTATGCCTCTATAAGTTTCAGGTGAGATATTATACTGCATAATCAAATGAGGATACAAACTATTTAAATCAAACGATACTATCCATTCTTGCATACCACGTTGAGGATTTTTAACATACCCTCCAATATTTTTTCTTTCTTTTTCTTGAGGTATAGCTCTAGGTACAACAATCTTTTTAGAAGCAAGGTAATTGTTTATCATTACATCCCACAACCTCACAGAAGTAAATGCATCATTAAGATTAACTTTAGCATCATAGGCAATTGCATACATTAACTCTAATAGTTTCATCTTGTCATCAAGTCTCTGTACAAGTAGTGTATCTTTAATATTATATTCAATAAACTTTTGATAGTTATTTTTATATAGACCCATCAGTCCATCATATTCACTATAGTCTAGTTTTCTTTCTTTTAATTCTACATTAGCAATATTGTCTAATGAGTAACTAGATTGCTGTGCATAGGTAAACTTTTTATAAGCAGCAAGATAATCAAGAATACTAATACCAATAATATCCCATCCTTTATGTCCAGTCATAGCTTCTATTCTACTATTCTGATCTAACTTACCCCACGGAGAAAGTCTATTGGCTAAATTTCTGTTACCAAATAGTCTAACCATTCTATTAATTAAATAAGGTATATCAAACGATTCAACATTCCAACCAGTAATAACATCTGGATAGGTTCCTGTTACCTCACCAATAAAGATTTTCTTTTTCTTTGTAGTGTTAGGATTTAGTATAGTGAATACATCAACAAATTTTCTTAGGAGATCTTTTTCATCTTTACATTTAAAATACTTATGCATAGGATCTTGTGATGTAAAATCACCACAGCCAAACACAACTACTTTCTTACCAGTCTGTACAGCAATAGCAGTAATAGGTTTCTCGGCTAGTGCAGGATCTGGAAACCCTTCATCAGCAGCAACCTCTATATCTATATTAGCTACAGACATTAAGGAAGCATCATATTTAACTTCATCAGGATATGTTTCTTGAAGATAGTCATAGTAAATATAGTACCATGACTTAGATGTTTGCAGTCCATACATATTGAGACTAGAAGCATTTCTAGATCTCCATGCCATAATACCTTCAGGTACACCATCAGGTTTCAATCCATCACGTCTTCTCTTTTCAGGATCACCATTTACATTAGGAAATACTTTTTTAATAACAGGCTTACCTTCAATGGTTCGCCATTCACTTTGTCCAGTCGGATCGTCTACATACAGATGTGGCTTAACAGGAATACGATTCTGATATTCCATACCGTTCTCATAACCTCTAACAATTAAATTATTCTTGTCAAGGCTTACATTTGTCCAAAATTTACTCATAATATAATATCACCTAGTATTGTGTTCAAGTCAACTAAAATTTTATCTCTTGCTCAAAAAAGATAACTCCATCTTCATCTTCGTTCCAGTCATTCAAATTGGTACCAGTTTTTTTGACCCATCCCATTTTATATGAGGTGCCATCTTTTTCTTTGTACTTTCCAAACAATCTTAACTTGCTATCTTTATCTTCATCTAAATCTAAATTAAATTTATAACCAATAGACCAACCAGGAAGGGTACTATAGCCATCCTCATCAGCTAGTAGCTCTGTACACCCATAAGTAAACAGAGCACATACAATTATTATCCACGTGATCAAAGTCTTTACATTCATCATCTCTTCTCCTATTTTATATCACCGAGGGGCAGACTATATGTCTACCCCTTATAACCTACCTACCCGAAAGCCAGTCGGCTTCCTCTTCAGTATAAGGAAACATTTAAGTTCTCCTAGGTTATGCCTCTCATTCTTTGGACCAAACGATCAGCTCGATTAGTAACTTGTTTATACCAGGCACTGTCAACCATCTCATCAGCTGCAGCATCCCAATCCCTAGCATCAACACCCCTTTTCATACCACGAAACTTACTTAATCTGGTTCTACCCATATTAAACATCATGTTCGCTATAATTTGTTGTGCCTCTTCTGGCAACTCATCAAAGTCATTATATAATTCATTGCAATCTTCTATTACTCCTTTAACATCAGACTCGAATGCTTCTGCGACTCGTTTTCTCGAGACGGCAGTCCCAACTTCTTGTCCACGTTCCGGGTCAGATTCAATAACAAAATGACCGATACCAAAAGTAGGATACCCGAGGTGATCATTGTAAATGTCATACTTAACTCCTTCGTCTATTTCTAATTGTTCTCTTAATGTTTTTAAGTTCATAATTTGTTCCTTCTTATTTGAATCTACCTTCGCACATTTCTATTTGGTAGTCAACACATAAAAAAAGGGCTCCGAAGAGCCCTTTAACTGGTTTATGCTTTGCCCTCTTGCAAGAGCTCTTTATTACTTCGTCGTTCTTGTTTTTGATTAATTTTTATCTTCTTAGCTTTTAGTTCTTCAGGAATAATTTTCTCCAAAGTGATACAGAGCAATCCGTTTGAGAGTTTTGCTCCGATAACTTCTGTGTGGTCTTCAAGGTGCCAGACTTTTTTGAAGCTCCTATTAGCGATACCTTTGTGGACGTAATCTGATTCTTTGTCTTCTTTTTTCTTACCCTCAATGGTAAGTTCGTTATCTTTAAACTCAATATCTAGTTCCTCTTCTTGAAAGCCTGCGACAGCAATTTCAATGTCAAACTTATCATCACCTTTGCGGTGGATATTGTATGGGGGATAAGTGGAAGGTGTATGTACTTCTGATTCAGCAATTCTGCTTAAGCGATCAAATATTTTTTCAAAGCCTACAGTGCGTGAATGGAATGGGTCGAAATTTAGGTTATGTAAAACCATTATTGTTCTCCTTTAAAAGCGAGTTAATATTATGAGGTTCCATAAGGCAACCTCACTAATATATATCTGCATTCCACCCTAAGAAGTCAACGGCTTTTAGTATATGAGCTATTACTTTTTTGAATTTTTGGTAAGTTTTTTATGTATGATGTCTATTAGTTTTGTTTTAGTCTTACGTTTGTCTAATTCAATACCATTCTCTCTACCTATTTGTTCTAATTGATCTTTAGATAGATTCATCATTTGTGTTTTTGTTATTACTTTCTTTGGAACCCTAGCTGTAAAAGCTGTGACAGGTTTTTTTATGTCTTCCATAAACTTATCTTTAGTCACTGCTGGTGTAGGTCCAAACATCCATGTAAAAAATCCCATTATTTTTTCTTTCCTATATTATATTTTGCAACTAGATTCCATTCACTCTTTTCTTTGTGTGAAATTATTTTCACTTGACTAAGAGGTGTGATTGGTTCTGCTGTGGAGTTGATATCATTAATTGTTATCAGTCCCCACTCTGCTAATAAATTTGTTATTGTATTTCTTCGACCAGTATCTTCATCTGAAAAATTAGTCGGTTTACCATCTAAGGCAAAGAGCTCTTTAAAGTGTACTATATAATATCGTCCTTGCTTATGGAGAATATGACAGCTCTGATAAAGTGTCTTATCTTTGCGGGAGGCTACACCAATTCGAGTAAGTGTCTCTCTTACTTTAAGAAAGTCTTCTTCTTCTTTGAGGCCAACCTCAACCATTGTATCAATTATGCTCATGTTTTATTCCCCTAGTAACCTTTCTAGTTATATAGTCTAGTTCTGAAGGGGTTAAGATGGCAATTGCTTGAAGTGCTTTTTTTGTTGAGTAGTTGTAGTATAATTTAACCATTTCCAAATCATCACTATCCATAGTCTTAACCCATTTCGCAAACCTTTTTTTCGGTCTGACACTATTTAGGAGATACTCGTATTGGAGCTTGTGATCTGTATGGCAAAATTGGTTTATTTCATTAGCATAAAATAACGTATCTGTGAAGTATGATAATGATCTATTAGTTAAGAATGGCACGTAACCAGACTCAGCCAACTCATCATTGTCAGAGTTCCTCATAAGATTCTTTTTACTATAATTGATTGTGTTTATATAGTCAAACGGTTTCATGTAATTAGAACTTCACTATGAGTCTCAACCCATACTTTAGCTCCGCATGACAATGGTTTATCAGGACTGTATATTACTTCACTAGGTCCAAATATTTTAACTCTGTCACCATAGATATTCTTTCCACCTGTCTTACAAGTTATTACAGGCTTCTTAACTTCATTCTTTTTATTGTATCTTATATGGTGCATGTTGACATGTATTCTTTTTATTGTATTCTTCATAATTTGTTACCTATCTGTTCTGCTAAAGCCATACCCATAGTCCATCCAAGATGGCCTGCTCCACTATTTACCCACACATTATCTATCTTCTTTATTATAGGCAACATGTTAGGTGTCATAGGTCTAAAGCATGAGTGTCTGGCTACTCCATCATATTCAATGTTTGTATAATCTTTTATCCAATCCAGTAATGGATTTATTCTATGCCATGGTTCACCTTGTTCAAATCCAGCTAGTTCAGCTGTACCTGCTACTCTAAATCTTCCATTACTAAATGTAGATGTAACAATCTTCTTACCGTCATCTACTATAGAATACTTTGGTGCACTTCTACTTTCGTCCCATACTGTAACTGTATAACCTTTAATAGGATATATGTTACACTGTGGTACAAGTTCACTAGTCCATGCTCCAGCAGCAACTACTACTTCATCATACTGACTAGCTAAAGTATCTAAACCTACGTTACCAGGTTCACTGTTTTGATAACGTGTCACATTATTCTCATACTTTGTTACAGCATACTTTGCTTTGATATGATTATATAATTCAGTACAAAAGAAATTAATGTCACCAATAAAATCATCTTCACACATAGTAGCTCCTACTATGCCATTTGTTTTTAAGTTAGTTAATTTTTCTACTGGATAGTTTTTTACATCCCATCCTGTATCTTGAAATCTTTGTATGTTATGTAGTGCATGTTTGTATGATGCACCATTACGATAGATGTGAGCTATGCCACATTTTTGTTGGTCATACCTTATACCAATCTCATCTTCAAGTTCTAAAAGTAACTCTCT